TGCCATCAGACCCACATGTCCTTCATGATAGCATTGGATGCGCGGTTCTCGTATAGTCGGATGGCAGCCGAGTTTGAAGGAGCATCAACAAACTCAGCCACCATCCGACAGAGGTCCCTCGGACTTGTGGGGCAGAACGCACACCCTTCGCCATGCCCTGCCGAGGTCTTGAATGTCGAGATGCGTGCGAGGGCACACGTAGCGGCAGCCACGGCGTCCTCAGGCGTCTTAATCACCGAGCGGCGTCCAGATGAGCGGGCTTGCGTCCCGCACCGTGACGTCCTCGTAATTCTTGCCCTCGTACTCGCGAACGTTGCGGCGCTCGCCAGTGACGTGCAGGTTCGGTCGCTTGTCGGCATTGCCCTTGGCGTGTGCCTCATTGACCTTGTAATAGATCTTGTACAGGTGCTCCTGAGCCTTCTTGTCAAAGACCGTCAGGGTCACGTACACGTACTTGTTTGCTGGAGCCTCTGGCTTCCCGTCCTTTGGAAGCGCACGCCACTGGGCGTATTCATCCGTGGAGCGCGAAGCGTAGAACTCAATGGCAGTCGTGCCACTCTGGAACGTCTTCTCCTTCGGCTCCTTCTTGTCCGAAAGCCAGACGTCGTATGCTACCTGTGGACCGCGAATATTCTCAGCCATTAGAAGTCAAACTCCCCTAGGTCGGTGCTCTTCTTAGCAGGTGCAGGAGCGACCTTCTCCTGATCCCCGAAGATCTTAACACCCGCTGCGGCGACCTTGTCGGTGGCAGCGTCGCTCTCTGGATCGTCGCCCGTTGGGACGAGGAACCCGAGGAGCAGTGCGTACTTGAGTGCGCCCGTGGCAGCCTTGTAGGCAGCCTTGTCGCCTGAATCTGCACCCGTGCCGATGGACTGGAACGAGATGGTCTCGCCCGTGTCGCCGTCGGTCAGGGTCCACGTGAAGCGGAGGGTCAAGAGCGCCTGCTTACCGCTAGGCGTGAGACCTTCGCTGATGACGTCGATTGTGGTCGGCGTCATCGATACGTTCAGGGCAGCCAACTGCTCGCGCACCTTGTCGGCAACGACCGACGCCTGCACGAACTTGTAGCCCTGTGCTGAGTTAGTTCCCGTCTTAGGGACGTAGCCTACCGCTTCCATGACCTTCGCGATCTTGGCAGCGAGTTTGACTGGGTGAGTCATCCTCTACACTCCTTTAACCATTGGCAGCCCTTGCAGGGCCACTGCGCCTTCATATCTCCCCCACGGGAGGGCAAGCGAGGCGGCTTACGCTTGTCGAAATAGTTGAGAGCCTTGAGTACGCGAACCGCTCGGTCTCGCCAACCCCGCTCTAAAAGGTACTCTACCATCTGGAAGTTGTCAGCGCAAACGTAAACCACACGAGCCTCGTGAGGGTCACCAGTCTGCGTCTCCAGGATGTGCGCGTAGATCGAAGCCTGGATCGCATGCTCTGGCTTAACCGTCTTGAGATACTGCATGCCACGGCTGTTGATCGACTTGTACTCCCAGACCTCCTTGATCCCATCCTTGCGCTCGACGACGGCGTCCGCATTTCCTGAGAAGTTGTACTCCTCCCAGATCAGCGGCACCTCTTCGACGAACGACACGAGGTCGCCAGCCAACTCGGCTTCACGACCAGCGCGGTTGAGCACCTCGGCGACAACGTGCCCGCGCTCGAAGACGCGATACAGGCTGTCTGGGAACGGGTTGCTGGACTCCACGCCCTCGGCGCTGTACCACTGCTGTCGGATGCAAGCACCCAGCAGGGAGCCACGCCAACGACGTGCCGCAGGGCGCCCGACGGCAGCCTTGCGCATGAGGTGGGCGTCAAGGACCTTGCTGACGCTCATGACCACAATTTCTTCTGGTAGAGATCAGTTCTAGTTAAAAGTGTTCCGTTATACTCGCGCAGGCACTTCTCTACGCGCCATAGGTTTTCTGGATTTTGTGTTGTCTTGAATTCGCTGTCTCTAATTTCTAGATTAAATTTTGCCTTGCTGTTATCCATGTGGTAATCGCGCCGATCTTCGTCTCGAGTGCCGTACTCAACTGGTGCATTGAGCGCCTGCCCGATTCGAGCCGCAAGGTCATAAACCGTAACGTTTTCAGAACAGACGTTAAGGATGCCGTGCACCGATGGGTTCAGGGCAGAAAGGGCAATTGCCAAACCAGCATCGTCAACATTAAGAATTGGTCGGCGAGCATTTGACTTAGGTCGGATAACGCCAAGTTGGATTGCTTCCCAAATAAAGGCATTAACCACAAGGTCTCGACGCATGTTTGGAGCCTCTCCCCACAGGGTGCCGAGCCGCAGCGATACCCACGGATGGTTCTCCTGCTTTAGGAGCCATGAGTCGGTCTGGTGCTTAGTGCGACCATACGCGGTGAGCGGATTGACTGCCGACTCTTCGGTCGACGGCTTTTCCTGACCAGCGCCGTAAACGGATGCCGACGAAATGTAGATGAACTTGCCCGATGGGTTCTCGTGCCAAAAGCGCTTTGCCTGGAGGATCGGCTGCTCGTAGTTCGACCACTCTGTGTCAAAGGCATCGAGTTCCCCGAGGTGGTCGTTGCTGACCGCAGCCAGCCAGATGATGACGTCGTACGAACCAAGCGGATCGACGTCAAACAACCGCGAACCAACACCGTTGCGCTCGCTGTGCGGGATACACTCTGAGGTCAACCCGCGCATCGTGTCAACGTACCAATCCTCGTCAATGCCATGGACCGTAACCCCTGCTCGCTTAAGATGCTTGACCGCCGCAGGGCCAACGTACCCACGGTGCCCGACCACTAGTGCCTTCATCGCGTAATCCTTTCTTCCGCTCTTGTGCCACGGAAATATTCGTCCATCGCTTCCGTCCAATGGCGGAGGCGTGGCAATCGCGTGTTCTTCAACGCGCCGTACGTCGGTCGCGTCTTGTCCCATCGCATGGAACCGACAATCTTCGCATTGTTACGATTAAGTTTCCGAGCCTGACGGGCAACCTCGACCCACGTCGCGGTGCCCTCATTGACTACATGGTACACGCCCGTCGCAGCCGTGTCCTCTGCCAAGTCGATGATCACCTTCGCTGCGTCTGGCAGGTAGGAGATCCTGAAGAACTGGTCTGTCGGCAGGTCCAGTTCCTTGTACGACATGGAAGCAAAGTCCACGAAGTGCGGCTTCATTGGGGATGGGTAGACGCCGAAGGGGCTGCTGATGCGAGCCACGACGCCGCCTTGTGATAGTACCACACGCTCGCCTTCCAACTTGGTCTGACCGTAAATGCTGAGGGCGCCTCGGCTTTCTGCTTTCTCGTCCAGCGTGCGTGAATCCTGGTTCTCGTCGAAGACGTAGTCCGTGCTGATGTAGATCTGGTTCGTCACCTCGCCGATGATTTTCGGCAGGTCGACGTTTGCGACGTACGCGTCGTGCGGATTCTTCTCACACAGGTTGATGTCTCGGAGCGCTGCGCAGTTGATGACCTGCTTAATCGCGTGCCGACGCAGCAGGTTCGGTAGCGTTTCTGGGGTATAAGAAAACACGCCCGACTCCTCACTGGGAATCGAGCGTGTATAGACGACGTACGGGATCTCCCGCGCCTTGAGTTCTGCGATGATGTGCTGGGCAACCTGCCCTGTTCCGACGACCCCGTAATTCATCGACCCTCCCTATGTGTAGTTTAGATCATTTTACCACACTCTTGGGAGAATAGCGAACGCCACGCCAAGCCAACTCGGCGCCCGTCCACGATGCGAAGTCAGGCTGCCACTCTCCCGCCTTTTCGCCCCACAGTTCGATGACTGCGAAGCCAGCGGTCCAACGGCTGACCTGGTGCTGGGCGAGGTAGCCCAACTCGGTGCGTCGGCACATCATCCCCGTCGAGATGGCAGCCGTGCGCTTCTCCTCAATTCCAGCAAAGCCGCCGATTGTTCGGAAAGCAACTCCTTGCGAGTGGTCGTGTCCGCCCACGACGCTGACTCCTGCGGCGTCCACAATCGGAATGATGCTCGCGCCGCCTCCAGTACTGCGAGAATACGTTCCATGCGTCGCGATGAGGTCTGGCGTGATCTGGTAGTATGAGCGGAAATGTTCTGGTCCTGCATATGCGAGCCCCTCCGAAAGGCATGGCTGAATCTTTAGCGCATCGAGGCGCAATAGGTTGGCGAGAGAAAGGATCTCGCGTCCTTCGGCATCGGTCATGCCAACCAACTCTGGGGCACGTTTGGCGAGCCACTTGGAGAGCCGCGCCTCATGGTTCCCGTAGAGGAAGAAAATCTGCGCCTCAGGGCCAGCGGACGCTCGGATTTCTGCGAGGCGTCGGTGAGCGTGGGCGAGTTCCGCCTGAACAGGCATTCCGAGGCGCGGGTCCTTGTCGTAGGCTGAGACGGCGGTGAGGTCAAGGATGTCGCCCGACAGCACAATGCGGTCAGGGCGCTCTGCTGCTAAGAACGTAAGGAACGACGAGTAGACCTCTGCGTCCTCAAAAGGAAACTGGAAGTCACCCGCGACAACGACCAACTCGTTTGTCGATTCCGTTCGATTTCCAATCCTCTGAACATAGTCTAGTTGCACAACGTCAACTGGCTTGATATACTCATTCTCCGCTGGGGGGGTAGGGGGGGAAAACTTCTTAACCTGACCCCCACTGAATAACCCGTCCCCCTCTGGGGAGGGGGTATGGGGGAGGGGATTTGAAAGCAAGAACTTCTGGTATCGCTTCTGGGCCTGGTCCTTGGTTAAACCAAGTTGCTGGCCGATTGCGGAAAATGAGAAGCCCTCAGAACGTAGGGCGTGGATGTCCTGTTCAAGACCCATTTTCATCTCCTAGGAGCCTGAGGTCAGGCTCACAATCAGGGTGGCGATGATGCCTACAGCAGACACCAAAATACCCACTTTCCATTGTACACCCAACTCGGCATCCCTACCAACTGCGCGGATGGCTGACGCCTTAGCCTGGTCGACTTCGACGGCACGAAGGCGGCGTTCGATGTGGTCGAGTCGGTTAGAGATCTCCTCGCGGAGACCGTCGACTGCTGCCAGCAGGGTGTTGAATTGCGACTGTGTCACATTGGGTCTCCTACCTACTTGGCGGCGCAGTGAAGGCTGCCGCGAATGCTGACCCCTGAATTAGATCTAGTTCCACTCGCTCGTGACCGACGGACTCGCCGAACCAGCGGATACCAGCGATGACGAACGGCTCGTCGATGTCCACAAGCCCGCGTTTGATGGTGACCCGAATGGAGTCGCCTACGTCCCAGCCGTTCCAGAGGTCCACTCCGTCTACAACAACGGAAAGGCCGACCTGCTTGGAGTTGGCTGGTTTATACGAGTTGAGCAGGCGGTTAGCCTGGTTCTGGGCGGCTGCGGCGTTGATGAACCCTCCTTGGGCTGCGACCAGCGGGAGCCGACCATACAGAGCGAGGCTGGCAGAGTCGGAAGCGGACGCCCCGATGATCTGGGCGCCAGAAGAACCCTGTGCGCTTGATCCGCTTAGGTATCGGTCTGTCGGGATAATCGTGATGTCGTTGCGCACCCTACTAAATCCAGGGGTGAACGAGAAGGCGCGGATGCTCTCTGGGTATCGTAGGGCAAATGCTGTAGTGGCTGCACTAGAAACGGACATCTTCAACTTAAAGTTGCCTGAGTATGTTGCGCCACCTGTAGGCTTATCGATGCCGAAAATTACTTTGCTACTGTCTGTCTTTGCGCCCATTTCCATGTCGGCGATGTCACCAATATACCCAACTACTGGCTGCCCAGCGCTGTATGTTTCGTGAGTGGTAGCCGTGGAGCCGCTAATGCTAAGAGAAGCGTATCGAATACGAGACCCATCGAACTGGGTTTTTGCATTGGTAAAAATTCGGGACGTAATTACTGAGATGTTGTCGGTTCCCTGGCCAAGAGTGACCTCTGTGGTAGATTTTGCTTTTGATCCTGTTGATGTAAACCACTTGTTCGTAACGGTAGAAAATGCGGCATAGATCCCAGCGTAAAGATCTAGGGTATACGTTAGACCGTTTCTAAACGCGTAAGTCGTTTGTGTACCAGACTTATTTGCAGATCCAATTGGGGTTTCAATAAGAGCAGATGCTACTGTTGCGGACGGTGCCCCTTGTGAAACAAGAGCGGTATAAAGTTCTTCACGAGCGGTAAGTGGCAAAATATCCACCAACCTGTTTTGAGCCTTAAATCGGTTAACGCCAGACGATGAGTCAGCGGCAATGTTAAATTCTGCAATTCTTCCAGTTGAGCCAACTGGAGGATCGCCAAGATCTAGCGCGGCAGGTGGAGAGGCAAAAACCGCAACTCTCATCATTGGAGTGTTGGCAAATCCTCCAGTCCAACTGAGGCCACCAAAAGATCCAGTAAATCCACCCGCAAGCGATGTGGAGCCAGTCCATTGTAGGCTGTATGTTAACTGAAGATATGGGGTTTGAACAGACGCCGTGTAGGTAGATGTCCCAGAGGAAACGCTAATAGTTTTGGTAGTGTTCGCGTAAGCAGAGACGACTGCCGCAGATACTTGCATTGAATCAGTAACATCATATTCGACCTGGCCGTTAATGTCGTAAGAGGTACCGTACACTTGGTCCTTTGCAACCACCCCGTCGGTCGAGTTAAAAATAGTTGTTTTTTGGACTGTAGCAAGGTTTGGGTTAATCGGACTAGCGTTGGCAAAGGTAATATTACTTAACGGCGTAAAAATCTGGTTCATTACAGCCATGTAATCTAGTCCACTAAACGTGGTCTGGTATTCTGTAACATTGTAGTCGTCTAGGATACCAGCAGCGACAAACTCCCAGCGAGATCGGCCTAGCGACCACCGAGCGATCTCGTAGTGCGTGTCGAGCGGAGTGAACTTGCTGATCTGGGGGTGGTCATTGTTGAGCGTCCAGTAGGCAGATCCGACATCGTTGGCATTTTCCTGGACACCGATAGACATGGCATCATAGACCACGGCCTTGGCACTGGAACTTCTCCATCCCGTGCTTGTGTCCAGTTGCCAAAGTGTAATGCGGAACTTCTTCTGATCACTCAAAGCCAAGCCTCCTTGTATGCAAGAGAAACCGTAGTGGACGTAAGCGCCAAGACCGTTACCGTCGTGTTTCCCGTCATCATGTACGGCAAGATGGTTGTCGTGGCGAGGACGAGGTCCATGCGCAAAGTGCTGCCTACAGTAACCGTGCGGTCGTCACCATTAATCTTTACAGTCGTGTTTGCTGGGATCACTAGCGACGTGGTGAACAGGCTTGTCCTAATGGTTGCCGTCTGCGTGCTGGCACTTGTGCTAACAAATGTTACGTCTGGGTAAATGTTGTAGTTTCCGTCGTTTGTTACAGTGGTGGTCGTCGACGTTGACGCCGAGACGTTAAGCGAGGCAGTCCGAGTCGCCTGGGACAGTTTGCGAGGGTCCTTGGAAAATAGAGTGACCGAGGCGCGGGTCGAGACGCCTCGGTCACTTGTTTGCGGTGTAACCATGTCGTTGTTCAACTGGTACGATGGGAGCGACGTTGGTCGGACTTTCATCAACAAGTTGAGCAAGCCAGTAGTATTGTTGGACGTCGTGATGGCGGTTGGCTGAACGAAGCGCAACTCTCGGAATCCGTCGTCGGATGTGGCGTAGGATGGGTACGGGCGCATAGCCCCGTTGAGGCCGTTCAGTTTGTCGTAAAAGTCCGCTAGGCTAGAGCCGTACACTTGAACAACCATTTGAACCTGACGAGGCCCAAGCAATGCGATGTCCGCCTCAGAGCCGTCTCGCTGGGCTAGGGCCTCGGTGAATCCACCAATGCCAGCGTTTGCGTAAGAGACGTTCTCTACGAGGTAGCCAGAGAATGGCGTACCCACTGTCGGAGCAGCCGTAATGCTGTTAAGATTGACGAACGCGCTCGTCGCAGTGCCAGTCGCGATCTGGATTGCCTTACTGAAGTCCATGGTTAACCGTTCTTTCGGAAGCGGCGAATACGAGCCTTCTCCTGGCGCCAGCGCTGTTGGGCGCTCATCGCTAGGTTGTTCATGCCGAGTGCGGTGACGTCTGAGTTACCAGATCCCACCTGCCACTGCTGGAATTGCGCTCGGTCGAACGTCAGCATTGAGAGAGCCTCTGCTTCAACAAACACCTTAACGGCGTTGGCGGCAGTGACGTCGAGATCCGTGATAGACGTTGTTTGGGATGTAACAATCTGAGTCCAGGCGCCGTAGCCGAAGACCTTTAGTGTCCCTTGACCAACGGCAAGGGTATAGTGCGTTGGGAGATATAGGATACCGCCGTGGATTTCCCAACCAGAGTCTGGGCCTTCGCCGTTTGCTGGCCAGACCGTCTCTCGGTACTTCCCGTCACCATCGTAAACGTCTACTCGGATTGGCCAGGTTACGGTCGTGAGGGCAACGGTAAACATCGAGCCGTTGATCGGCTGCGTAAAGGCGACCGAGTCAATGGTCTCGTTTGGGTACACGGAGCCGATGGCGTCGATGCCACGGTTGATCAACTCGCCGACTTGGGCGTCTGACCACGTCGTCCCGTTTGGGTCACGGAGCGACAGCCTCAGAGAGGTGAGAAGGCTTGAAAATGTGGTACTCATGCGATCTTGGCTCCTTTGCCTTTATTCTCGGCTGCCCATTTGAAGGCGTCAGCCCATTCCTTTGCTCGATCTTTGTAGTGATATTCCTTTAGCACACGCTCACGCGCCGCACCTGCGAGTTGTTCTCGCAAATCCTTGCTGCGTGTTAATTTCTTCATCGCCTCGTACCACTCGCCACGACCACGGGCAAGCAGTCCGTCAACGCCGTCTCGGACTACCTCGTAGGGTCCACCGTTACGCATTCGTTCTCCGATGAACGCACCGCCAACCATGGCGTATTCCAACCAGTGAAGTTCTGACTTGGCCTGGTCGAAGTCGTCGCCCATCAGCGGCGCAATGCCGATGTCTGGGTGACTGTTCGCAAGCGTCTCGCAGAACTTGGCGATGCCTTCTACGTACGGAACCTGCTCGTCAAAGAGCGGGGTAATGATGTTTTCGGTTCCAGGATTAACGCCGATGAAGACGCGGGTCATCTCTTTCCTGAGATCCTCGACTGCCTTGCCAGCGTATCCGCCAACGATCTTGCCGCGTGGTCCCTCTGGGTATCCAGCGTAATCGCGGATGCGAGCAGTGCTGCCGTAGTAGACCATGCGCGGCTTCTCTACAACTGGTCGCTCGGTGGTCGCCTTGTAGAGTTCTGGGTCAATCGCGTTGCGGATAACCCTGACGTTGTCGTTAAACCGCGAGTATCGCTTGGCAATGACATCCGTCGACGTGGTAACCAGATCAGCCCGCTGCGCCATCTCTTCGATCATTGTCAGTTCTGGAAGAATGTCTTTCTTGTAGCCATTCCAGTCCTTGATGTTGAAGTGATCGTCGTCAGTTTCGTAGACAATTGCCTTGTTGTGGGCAGCAAACCTAAACGCTGGCCAGAGAAGGCGGGTGATGAGGTCTCGTTCCTTCCACCCATGTGGGTGCTCAATTGCCTCAGGATACGAGAATGTAACAAATGGACACTGCTCATCCGCACAGGAGAGCGTAGTGTTGTAGTATCTTCGGAAGACCACGACGTCAGCCCAATCGACGTCGGTGGAGTCAAACTCAATGAACCCCTTGTTGAACGCCTCTGGCATCAGCATTTTCTCGCCGCCAGGCCTGACGTTGAAGTTGACTTTATTCAGACCCTTGTATTCAACTCCGAGTTTCTTAAGTTCCTCGGTGAACTGGTGCCCACGGAAGTAGGCGCAAGGACCGTCTTCGACGTGTCCCCAAACTAGGACTTTCAGCATATCGACCCCGCCGAGCATAGAGGCTCGGAAACTCTTGGGGGGTATCTAGGTACCACCCTGACCCTTTTCGAGGCTCCTTGCTCGTCTGGCAGGCCTCTACGTTGATTCTAGCGGGACTCCCCCGCCCAGTCCATAGGACCAGGCGGGGGTATCGGCGTCCCTACCGATTAGACTCCGACCGTGGCCTGGGTCTTGACGATGCGGTAACGAGCACCTGCCTCATCGAGGAGGAGGGAGCCGAAGCGCATCTTGTAACCGACCAACGCCTTCTGTGCGAGTGGGTCGGTGTGGTCACCACCAGGCGCAACGAAGTACGACTGGAGGGTCTGGCTGTCGCCAATTGCGTAGGCGTCAGGACCAAGGAAGGTTGCGGCGTACACGTTGCCTGACGAAGCACCAGCGGTCGCGTAGACCTTGGCGTCCGAAGACACGATGAAGCGCACGCCAGCGAACATACCGATTTCGCCCGTAAGCAGGTCGGTGTTGTTCACGTACTTGCGCGACTCGATCCAGCCGTTTACAGCCGTATCGCTGATCAAGTCATACTCCTGTGAAGGATGGATGATTGCGCGATACGTGCCATCAGCGAACTGAGGAACGTTGGCACCCTTAAGTCGAGCAACGATCTGCTTGACAAAGGCACCGTTCAGGAGGCCAGCAGCAGCAACTGCGCTGTTGGCGGCGTTCTGGGTCAGCGTGCCCGAAGCGGTAGCACCAAAGACAGCGCTCGTGAGAGCGGTGCTGTGGATGTTATCGCGGACGATCTGGTCCATCGAGCGAACTGCCTGATACGCTACACGCTCGGCAGCAATGCTGACGAGGTCATGTGGCGAATCAATGTTGGCCAGGTCGGAGATTGCGACCGTCGAGCCGTACTGCACAGCAGTAAAGAACTCGGACGAAATCGTCAGTTCCTGGTCAGTAGGTGGGGCGCCTTCCGTAAGCGGCGTCGTGTTGACCGCGAGGTCAGCGTAACGAGCGTAGCGGAGGGTGTTCGTGCCCTTGATGAAGCGAGCAGGGACGTAAAGCCCTGGCATCGCGTGTACAGCACGTGCGCGGAGTTCCTCGAGCGCTCGGGCAGAAACAAGTTCCTGTACGAGGGCTGCAAAACCCGTAGTGCTGGTCGTTGTGGTAGCCATTTATGCTACTCCTTTACTCAGCGAATGGATTTCCCAATGCCGCGAGTTTCTCTTTGATACTCTTGGAATCGGGCTTGACAATTGGCGCAGCAGTTGCCCGTCGCGCATTATTTGGATCTACTGGCGCTGGCTCCGACTCGACAGGGGCAGTGGCCACGGCAGCGTCGCGGATGAACTTCTCTAGCGCAGCGATGCGTGAGATTTCATCCAGACCGCTTGTGTCCTTCTGAAACTGATGAGCGAGTGGGAACTCCTTCGCTAGGCGCTCCTCGCGTGCCGCAGCCTCGACAGCAGCAGCCTTCGATTCCAGTTCTCGAATACGCGCCTGCGCCTTCTCGAACTCAGTCATCGAGGACTGCTCCTGCTCCGCCTTCCAGCGAGCGAGTTCCGCAGCCTGGGACTTGAGGTCATCAAGTTCCTTCTTGGTTGCGGTTAGTGCCTGATCCTTACCTGCTAGGCGCTTCTTCCAAGTGGTGACGTCACCCTCGTTCTCAGTGGTCGCAACGGGGGCCTCAACGGCCTCCACTGCAGGCGACTGGACTTCGGTGCTGTTCACGACTTCTTCAGCCACAGCATTTCTCCTTTTCTACAACCCACCCCAACACAGTGTCGGGGACTTTATTTACGGATTAAAGAACCTGTTGACGTCCAACTGAACGTCATCTAGTTCATTTTCGAGGGATTCGCCAAATGCGCCAGCGCCACCAAGAAGTGCGCCACCCTGGCCAAGAACGGTGCCGCGCATGATGGTCTCGCCAACAAGTGGCGGAACTTTGGAAAGTTGCTCAAACGTGAGCGGCTGGTTGCGCTGCGCTGGCTCAAGGACGCCCTTGCGGAGCCAGTACGGAGCGGCGAAGCCCAGGTTCGTGGGCGTCGCAGGGACCATGATGTTCAAAGCGTACCACAAAGGACGAGCCTCTGCTAGTGTCGTCATGAACCCACGGTCCGTGTTCGCGTCGACAGCAAGGGCCTCTTGTAGGCGCATAGCATTGATGTAGCCAAACCCTGGTCGAACGTGACCAGCAATCTTTGGCGCGAACATCATCTTGAGCATCCACGGAATCGCCTTCTGGGTCATGTACGAGTATGGGTAGATTCCTAGGAACGGATGGTTGATCGAACGCTCGAACCATGAGCGGTAAGAACTGAAGAACTGATACTTGTTGGCACGTCGAGTGCCACGGATCATGGCGTCAGTGAAGACACCGTGAGCAGCGGCTGCAATCTCTCGAGCCTTGCTGGCTGGAATGCCAGCCTCGGTGACTGCCTTCGTCCACAGGCCGATGGTTGGACCAGCCTCCCTGCGGAGCACAGTGGCAAACGCCTCTGGGCTGGACTGGATCATGCCGTCCTCGAGGATGCGGGCCATGACGCTTCGACCGTCAGTGAGTCCAAACTCAGCAAACTGATCAAACGTATCTGGCATGGCCTTCTTAAGTAGGGTATACATCTCTTCGACGGCCCACTCGGACGCCATGATGTCTCGGTACATCAACTTGAACTCTTCTGGATTATTGATCGCCCAGACCCCATCCTTAATGGCGTTCTTGGCCTTCAGTACCCTAGACACTGCATTGTTAAAGTCAGGCTTCTCCCGAATGGCAGAAAGCGACGACACAAGGGCCTTCTCCTGGTCATAGAAGACGGACTCGGCGATCTCGTTCGTTACTGATCGGCTGTCCTCGGTCATTCGTCGAATCAACTTCGATGGTTTGCCGCCAAGGAACTCGTCAACCTGATCTGTTTTGATCCTGTCCATGAGGGCCATCATCTTGGTCTCGATTGGCTCAAGGATCTGGCGGAAGAACGGGTTACCCTTACCGAATCGGAAGAGTGGGAAGGCACGGTCAGTGACTGCGCCCATGACTGGCTTCCACGCCTTGGCCCGACCAGAGAACCCAGGTAGCAGGCCGACGACGCTTACGTCACCAGCAGCAGCCGTAAATAGGTCTGCGAGTGGATCGTTGTTCTCAATGTACTTGAAATACTCGGCGTCGCCAAGCACTTCACGGAAAATGGTTTGCACCTGATCTCGCTCGAACCAGAGGCCTCGGACCGTCGTCTCCTTGCGTGCAGAAAGGTTGCCGACTCGGGCCAGGATGATCTCTGCCTCACGGGGAGTGATGCCAACCTTCTTGGTAATGTCTGTAACAAATCGCTCGATGTAGTTTGTACGAACGACATCTGGGCCATACTCTCGGGTCATGAGATCCGAGAACTTGTCAAGGAATCCACGGCGCTTATTGGTCGTAGCCGTTACCTCGTCCAACTTGTTGATGGCAACGGTGTCGAGCAGGTCGACGAACGGCTGCGCCGAGGTTGCGATCCTGGTCCCACCGAAGCCATCAGAGACTCGGGTGGTTCGCTCAATGATGCCACCTTTTGGAGCGACGCCATAGCGGTATCCACCGAGGGCAATCTGCGCCTGCTTGGCCTTGAAGCCATCTGGCAAGAGCCGAGCCTCGGTCTCCGTTAGTTCTCGGACTGTGATCTCTGGGTGGTTTCGTACCCAGTCAACGATGTCGACAGCAGAGCCACCTTTGTTCCACCAGACCGCAGCAACGTCATCATACTTCTGCACGAGTTCGTCAGCGATTGGTCGGAATGCAGCCTCTAGTTGCTCTTCTGGCAACTTCGGCTTACTGAGTCGAGCGATCTCTCCCTCTGGAATGTCCAGTGCAGATCGAATGACCTTCTCTGACTCTTTCTCTGCGGCAATTCGACCGAGAGCCGTGTTGAGGTAATAGCCCTCGCCGTCCTTGATCCTGAAGATCGACTCTTGTTCGGATCGGATACCAGCCTCAATTGCATCCTGTACGCTGTCGTACTTAATCGATACGTCGATGTAATAGGTATCGACACCGACGCTGTCGTAGAGTCCAATATAATGGCTGTCTAGGGACAGAAGATCTTCGTTGTCTGAAACGTACTTGGCGAGCAATTGTCGCTGGAAGTTTTTGTCCGTAAGGAATCGCTCACGATCTGCGCCAGTAAGCGCAATGCTGCGTGGCTGGTACGGCGAGTTCATGAAGCCGAAATCGTCACCAACAACCTGCTTCGTGTTTCGGATTGGGTTAAACGTCGCTCCTCCACCGCGGGCAACAAGGTCTTCGTCGATCATCTTAAGCACGTCCGAGGTTGCCTCGTTGACAGCCTTCAGCGTTTCGCTTCCGTCTGTCTCACCGAGGATCATGTTGACACGCTTGATGATCGCATCGCGTGCGTTCTGCGTGAGGCTACGCTCGCTGATCAGGGTAATTCGTGACCAGGTATCAGCATCTGGCAGCGGCTGAGGGCCGTTGTGGCTGAGCATTCGGTCGAAGACGTTGCGCAGTTCTGGGTGAATCTGCTCCGCCTTGCTGACCTTTGCCCACAGATCCGTCATGAACTGGCGAATCTGGCCAAAGAGGTCTACGAGTGCTGGGATCGGGGCGCGGCCCGTGTACATGTAGTTAGTGAAGTCCTTCGCGAATCGCTCTTCGAGTTCCGTGGTCCAACCCTTGGTTGCACCGTAGACCTGGAGCACAACACGCTGATCGACGTCAGACAAGTTGCGTCGACCAATGTGGCCGATCTCATGGATCGCCGTCGTGATGTCGGCGCCCTTGAACAACTCGATGGCGGACTTGCCGTTGCGGTAGAACTTGGCTTTACCGAGCACCTGCCCACCGCGCTCCTCAAGGAACTCGGCCATGACTCGTGTGTCGATACCAGCAAAGCCTTCAGTGCGCTTTGTTCCGCCAGCCTTCCTGATGGACTTTAGCGCCCTGGTGATCTGCTCTGGCGACGGCTTCGCCATCTTGTCGACGCCGCGATGTAGCCAGAAGTGAGGCTCGATCTGCTGTCGGGTAATGTCCCAAATGAACCACTGCTTCTGTGCGCCAGAGAGTTTCTCTAGCCCAGGGTACAGAGTCTTACCCCAGTCATCAGCCATCTGGTTCATGTACTTGATCATGACTTCAAATGAACTGTTTCTGAGGGTCTTGATGTCTGGGGTGTCTTTCGATCTGGCCCATGCTGGAAGTTCTGATACAGCGTTCTTCGTCGCCTGCGGAACATCCGCCTTGGCAATGTTCCTTACACCAAGGGCGATGCGATTGCCACTGGCATTCATGCCCTTTGGCTCCTTGCCAGCACGGAGTTCCGACAGGACCTTGCGCATGCCTGGGAGGATCTCGGTGACCTTCTTGCCAGCCTCGTCGATGTAGGTGTCTACGCCGCCGCCGAGGAACTCCTTAGCCTCTGCCGTGCCGACTCTGTCGACTTCATCGACGATCTCGTCAGCAAGCGTCCTACCGCCTGGAAGTTTAACCGTGTCTGCCCACTTGAAAATAGCAATGGACATCTGCGAGTCAATGGCACCGACGGTCATTGCCGCAGTGTCCATCATTTCCGCAGCGAAGACGCCGACCTTTAGCCCAGCACCCTTGAGCAACGTGAGTCGCTCTGCGAACTGAAGCATGGTCTCGCCAGGAAGAAGTTTGAAGAATTCTGGATTGTCCGCTGCGGCAACCATGACGCGACCAGCGGTCACGATCTGGGATGCAATTCCAAGGTTGTCCTCGAGTCCGAAGTCCGCAGCGATCTCGCGGGCCAGGTCAGTCTCGTCGGCATAGGCGACATTACGGATACGGTCACCGTATCGAGCAACGAACTCGTTGATGTCCTCCATGTTTCGGACACGGAGGATCTGGTATACTGCTGCGTTGGACGAGAGGTTCCGTCGTGGAGAGAGCAGCGAGAACATGATCCTGTTCACGACTGCGGCGGTGTCCTGCATGTCGATGGCCTTGGAGGCCGTCATCTTCTTGTGCATCTGGACACGGATTTCTCCAGGAAGCGCGGCTACAACCTCGTCTGGTTGCGAGGCGATGATGACCTCGTCAATGATGTTGTATGGCGCTGGATCAGCAAAGGCTGCAAGGCCACCAGGAAGGGCAAACCCGCCCTTGGCTGTTTCGATGACCTCTGGGGCCAACTGCTCGCCAAGGCCAGCGGCGATCATGCGTTCGGTTGGCGTAATTGTCTTGGCAACTTCAAGGATCTCTGCGCTCGTGGTTGCGTCCCTAAACGCAGCCTTAGTCAACTCAGCCTTGCTATAGAGTTCGTCGACGAGGGATACGGCGGCATCCTGTTCGCTGAGAGTCGACACGCCGTATACATGTTTTGCGTACCACTCGTTCGGCGTAATTCCTTCTCGCGCTGCGGTTGAGACACCGACGGAGTCGTACAACTTTGCAACAGCAAGGGCCTGATCTGGTGGGAGTTCCGAGAAGTACGTCTTTGCCAGGGCCTCGTGTCGCGACGCGGCCTCAGCCTCGATCTTAGCCAATGCCTCGAACTGGGTGGCCCGCTCAGCAGCAACTTCGCGCATCGAACGACCGAATGCGGCCATGCGGCCAGTTTCCAGGAGGTTAATGAGGTCTCGAGTATTGCCAGCGTTCTTGGCCCACTGGTTACGAGCAATCTCTGCTGCTTTATCCGCAGAAACCCTGAATCCGAACTGAAGCGTTCGTGATAGGAAGTTAACAAACTGCTCTTCGTTCTGGGCAAATCGTACAAGGTTCAACTTGTTCTGCTGGATCAGTTCGATGCCAGCGTCAACAGCGTATCGCACGTTGGACTTTCCAAGTGCCTCTGCTGCCATAACGTAAAAATCTGGTCGTTCTTTGACGTCAATCTTTGACATAACGTCAGTGAGTTCGCTAAGCAAGCCAGAAACCTTATCGCTGCCAGCGAATGCCTTCATCTCTGGGACAAACGCTGATTCTACGGCATTGGCAATGCGAACCTGGTCCACGCTGGAGTAACCAATGTCACTAAGGAAGTCTGCAACAGTCCTGTTTGTTCCGTACTCGGTCGCAAGAAGCGTGTCAGCACCCTTTGCCCCCGTAGCCAACTTATCGTACATTGCGCGAAGGAGATTTTGGCTAGAAGCACGCCAAGTGTTTCGCTGATTGCTTACAAGCGCCTCTGCTACCGCTGCCTTATTGGCATTTGCAGTGGTAAGCACGGCATTTCCAAGGGCCTCATCTACGTTCTCTTTTCCAGTAGCAACGCCGATTTCATCGAGCATGTCGGTTGTTGCCTTGCCGCCGACGATTCGTTCTGGCTGCTGGGCAATTTCACGAGTAAGTCGGCCACCAGTTACCTGGCCCCACTTATCCGTTACCTTCCCCCAGGTTGACGTATACATCTTTCCGAGCCAGTCGTACTTCTCGAGGAATACGGCATCCTGAGCAAGGGTCATCGCCTCTGAGGTTTTCCTCGCGGCAAGTGCTTCGTTTCCGACCCCCAATGCCTTAGCGGCATCTGCCTTTGCAGTTTTCTCTGCTACCCTCAGAGCGTCTACTCCGTATGAGGAAAGTCGAGCGGCCCTGGATGCCATAGTGAATGGCTTGGTAATTGGAATAATGTTAGTTGGATCAAATACCATCGTCCACAAGAAGTTCACAAAGGCATCTGGGCTATACGCGCCATACTTCGAACTACCAGCCGTACCGAATTGACCGACGTATTCAGCGGCAATATCCTCGACGGACTCGCCGTTTCGGTATCGGATGACTGCGTCCTTTGGGGCATCTGTCCACAGGAACCTTGCGATGTCAAACGTTGAGCCACGAGCGGTAGCAAGAATTCTTGCCTCAAGAACCTTCTTAGAAATTTCCTCGCTCGGAAGAGTAAGGGCCTTTAGGGCGCCTTGAAGTGGCAACGTGGCGATGTGGAATGCCGTACCAGCAGCGTCATTGACGGCCTTACCAATCGGCCCAGAAGAAATACCCTTAACAACTTGACCGACCGTCGCGTCAGCAACGGCTCCGACCGCACCAATGACTGGCTTTGTAATTAGCCCAGCAATCGGAAGATTTTCCACTACGCTGACGGCTGCCTTGCCAATCCCTTGTGCGGCAGCAGCAAATCCTTCTACGGTGCCGCCGATGCTCTCTTCTGGCTTAGTAATATCCAGATTAAACTTGCCCATCGTGGAGAGGTTTGCACCGCCACCACCAATTGGCCTAGTGGCAAAATCTGCCTGTGGGCCAACTTGGCTGCCAGATACTCGTCCTACTCCCTTAATTGGCATTACCTACCTCCAATACGGATTGGGGTTACTGGCTTCGGCGCAGTCGTTTGCGTTTCTGCTGCGATCAGAGCACGTCGTGCCTCTCGGTCATTTGCATTGAACGGCGTCATCGCCGCCGATACGATTGGGGTTAACGCAGTTGGCTTTGGAGCACTTGGAACTCCACCAGTGTATCCAGCAATACCAAGGTATGACTGAGAAGTCTGTGGCGTTGTCGGGGCATTTCTGAAGAATGGTCCCGCCGCGTTACCAAAGAATCCTTGGCCAAGCAACAGGCCAGTTGGCCCACCAGGAGGAGGAGCGGCATTCGCCCTTTCTCCGACCTTGTTAACGTCCGCAATTGGTCGGATGTCAATGACATCTGGCAACTTCAATCCAGTTGCTGGATCAACCTCTTCATTGGCTCCACCAAGTACGCCTCTGGGGCTAAAGTCGGCATCCGCTGGTAGTACTCGAGTGAATACTCCAGGGGAAGTCTCTCGGTACTTGTCTGGATTCTTAAGAACAAATCGTCGGTAGTTGTCTCCTTGCAAAGTTCCTGGGCTTTCTACGTCAGAAATTCTTGACTTGATCAAATCCAACTCACTCTTCGAGGCTCCGCGCTCGCTGGCCCTAAAGAGGTTCGTGTTCAATTCAGTCAACTCCAGGCGATCTGCCTTCTCGGTAAGAGTCTGGATTTCGGTAGAAACCTTATCCTGATCAACGACACCAAGAGCATTTACCCAGTTTGGATCTTCTGACAATTTTGTTAGTTCAACAGCAAGTTGCCGAAGTTTGACGTATGAGTTACCAGCATCCATTGTAAACGAGTCAATGTCGCTAACTGGAGCGGTTGTTGGCATGACGCCAGCATCTGCTCCGTTCTCCGCGCTATAAACACCATTTTCGGTAAGTTTTAATGACTTAAACGGATTCTGGTCGTAAGAATCTCCATTGGTAGAGATCCACCAGGTCTTACCGCTGCTGAGGGTATATTCATATCCCCATGTTGTAGTCGCGGTTCCAGCCGATGGTACAATAATTGTTCTGTTTGGAGCAATCGACTGGATAATCGGAACTTTCGCTCCATCCTGTCCTTCGACATAGGTAAGAACGGAAAGGTATCCGCCACCCTTATTTACGATTTGCGTGGCACCAAGTTTACCAGTTGCACCAACTGCAAGTGGGTCTGTGGTGACTTTCTTTACAAGCCCAGTGTTTGGGTCCCTAGTAACAACCTGAACTTTCTGTCCAGATGTCAAGCCATTGTAATTAATATCAGTTTCCCCGACGCTTCCATCAGCGTATGTTCGGTTGAATGGAATACCTCCGTTAGAGTCATAACCAGAGTACATATTATACATCCCCTCTAGGGTCTGGTCATCAATCGAGATCACTTTCCCAGATGATCCCTTTAGGCTGTTAGCAATGGCGACCTTGAACGTGTCTCCATAGGCTCCGTAACCAGCCAACTCTTCATCGAGTTTCTCTTTTGAGATCTTCCCGTAGATGGAATCTTGCCCAGAGAGGAATTTGTTCCACTCCTTTAGGGATCTCCTAAGTGCAATGTCGTCCTCTGCTAGACCGTAAACGTAGATGTCCTCTCCGTACTTATTCATAGCAACGTTGAGATCGTCAATTTGCGTTTGGCTTCCGATGGTCCTAGCAAGTGAAGTTCCGAGCGCGGCTGCATTTGCGTTTGCCTGTGTTGGGTTGAGTCGATTGGCAGCAGCGGCAGAAACCTGGATGCTTTTAACTTCCTTGTCCAAAAGATCTCTAATTTCTCCTGGGGAATCAATGTCGTACTTCGCAGCAAGTTCTGGAGAGATCTGGGCTGTTCCATCCTCAAGCATGGATACCCACGTTTCGAATGCGCCTGGGTTTGCGATCATATCCTCAACTGTATAGGTTTTTCCTAGTTTCAGATCTTCAGCAGTGAGGTCTTTACCACGAACTCCGCTAGTGCTAAGGGCGGCTGCGTATAGTTCAGCAAGGACGCCCTGAGACTTATTATATCGGTCAATTTGTGGATTTGCACCAGCAACAGCACCAGCGGCCCTGACGGAAACCATGTCGGCTTCAATTCGGGTAAGTAGTTCTCCGCTGATTTTTTCCGAAGCCATTCGACTACGCATCTGGTTAAGGAAATTCATGTATCCAGAATACGCACCGCTCTTGTTTGCCTTGATTCGGTTCTGGTACTTGGTGTACTCGCCGTTGTACTCAGCAACGAATGCCGAATACTTCGCGTCGTTGTACTCCTTCGAACCCTTGGTGAATGACGAGTCGATGCCAGCGTCTACCTGAGTCCTAAACTCATCGATAGTCATCTGGCCCATCTGCAACTGGTTCGAAGCCTCGTTGATGAAGTTGTTTGTTACATTCTTCCGTAGGTCAAGGTACTGCTGGGCGTTGTTTTTATCGTTGACCGTCTGGGCATCGCCGTTGAGAAACGACATCAATTCAGTATAGTTTTTGCCACCAGTGGCATTGAAGTCAGCAAGCAGGTCGTCGTATCGGTACTTGATTCCAGTATCGTACGCGTTTTTCTTGCGCTGGTTCAACTGATCAAACTCGAGCGTACCCTCAGTGAAGCCAGAAGTAGACGCCCAGTTATCGTAGAATGCCTGGACCTCTTCCGCGCTAACTTCCTTGTTGCGGAATTTTTCGAGCAGCAACTGCTCCTCGGCGTTCTTTCGTTCGCGGAGGAGGGAAACGATCAGGGAACTAAGGTTCTGACCGCCAGCGTTAGGATTGGTGAATCGTCCTCGTCGTGCCATTAGGCGGGTACCTCATTGGTCCCCGTTGGGGCGGGGAGAAGATTCTGCTCACCAGGAGCCGCCGCGTTCGCTGGTAGCGACTCGGCTGGCGCCTGCTGCTGGTTTTCTGGCTGGTTTAGAGCCTGGCTGCCAGGGACTGGCGGGTTCTGCGTGCGGGAAGCGTTCTGAGCCTGCGCCATCTGGTCGCCTGCGGCACCCATCTGTGCCTGCATCTGCTGTTCCTGCATCTGCATCTGCTTCATCATGTTCATGACCTGAGCCATCGTGGCCACAGCGCTCGGGTTGAGCGTTGCGTCAGTCTGCTCGTCACGGATAAGTTCCTTCTCGCCGACTGGATCTTCCACGCCCACGCGATCCATAGCACGCTCGGCGCTCCAGATGCGGTTCTGAACGAGATTGATCGCGGTTGAAGCGAGTTCGAGCGTATCGCGAGGGGTCAACTCAGGGGCAACGATCTCAATGCGGTATTCGCCGTCAATGATCTCCCTGACCGCTGGGTCCTTGACTTCCCAGATGCGTGCGCACATCTCCCACACCTGGCGCATCCAGGAGTAGAAGACCTTGCGCTTCGGAGCGAGGCGTGCCTCGTAGTTAGCAATGAGCGCAGCGATGGCTCGGGACGAACCGAGCACCTGCGACGGTGCCAGACCGAGGAGCAGGTCATTGAGGCCCGTGGCAACCGCAAGTTCGCGGTCGATGCGCCCGATGTACTGCTCGATCTGGAAGTTAGGAATGAACGGCTGGATGGCGCGGAGTTCGTTGCCAGGGCCAGGTGTGGCGACGCGTCCAGGCTTTGGCAGCGCATTGGCAGGAACCTCGTCAGGCGCCTCGGCACCGACCAACTGCCACATCTGTCCACCGACAACGGATTGGATCATCTGCGCCATGGCAGTGATCCGCTCGTCCTTCTCGCGAAGGAGTTGTTCGGCGTCGTAGAGGGCTGGCTTGCCGTATGGGCTGCCAGGGATCTTGCCGTTTGGAAGGTGAATGTACGGGATCTGTCCCTGGTACTCAGGATGTGGATCGTTCTTAACAAGCGTGTTGCCAACGAAGATGGCGTTGTACACAAGCGGCGCATCGCCAGGCTTGGTCGGCACCTTGTACCAATAGTCATACACCTCGATCTGCATCTGCTCGTAGGCAGACTCTCGTCGAAGTGGGTTTCGCTCAAAACTGTTCATCCAGACGTTGCCGATTGGGTCTGCGTGCGTTCCGCGAGTGGTGTATGGGAACCACTTCTCGCCCTGCTTCACAGGGATGACTTCAACGCCGTAATCTTCCTGCACAGACTGCGGCGACATGCCGTAGGTGTAGATGGCCCAATCTAGGCGATTGTAGTCGCTTGATCCGAAGCCGAGGTAGAGGTTTTCTGGGCGCTCGATGATCGAAACCTTTGGCAGGTCAGCAACTGGATCCCAGTAGACCTTGGCTGCCGTGTGTCCGTACAACTCCTTGAGGAGTGCGGCATGCTCGTGGGTAAGGTCCATGTCGTTGGCATCCCACCAGCGGAAGTAAAGTCGCTCTCGGAGTTGCGCAGTCTGTCGCTCCTCTGGCGTTGGGCCAGTGGCGATGTAGTTGATGACTGGACGCACTGCCTGAATGGCAGCAGGGATCTGGACGTAGGCGTGGTGGATGTTGACCGAGACGTGGGCGCGGCCAGCAAGGCGTGCGCTTGGATCCTCTGCCCAGTGGTCTGCACCACCGAGGGTCATGGTCTCTGGGTGGTAGAGGTTGTCCATGCGTCGGAAGAGCGAGCGGAGACGATTCTGCTCTGGCTCGACCATCTGCTTGCGACCAAGGATCTCCTGGAGGAGGAGGAGTTCCTCGTTCTCTCCTGGATTCTCCGCTCGACCAGTGAGCGAGGACTCGAGCATCTTAATGGAGTTCTTCTCTCCAAGGGTGAGGCGCTCGATGTTCGGCTTGATCTTGGTTGCAGCACGGTTGCGAACGGTGAGTGATGGATCCGCAATGCCGCGCTCAGTGCCGCTCTGGACACCAGCGTTGCTGAGGGTGCGTGCCGAACGCAGGGCGCGTCGGGTTGCCGAGGTGCCAACTGGAGCGGTCGCCAATGGCTTGCTCTTCGGCTGGGCTGTAACAATGACCTGGCCCTTGGCTAGTTTGCGTGCCTTCTCGGTCGCAGTGCCAATAGAGGCGATCTGCTCTGGCGTCGCAATATCTGGGTCAGTCGTGTACTGTGCTGGGATCGCCCGCGTTCCTTCGAACGCTGCGGGGATCTTTCGTACTTTTTCAGGCATTAGTCACTCACTCCAAAATATGTGAACACTGGGTCGTTCACGGGCTTCTCTGGGTTGCGAATTGCGTGTCGGACGGCGATTGCTAGTGCCATCACTGCGTCCTGTTCCAACTTCTTATCGTCTAGTTTGTACGCGAGAAGTTGCCTGCGCAACTCGTCCCACGCGCCCCCCACAGGGAAACTGATCTGACCCTTATCGATCACTGCCTTCAGGTCGTTCAAAAGTTCGACCTTCTTGGACTTTGTGCCGCCGAAGTCAAAACCTCGGATCGGCCTGATGATGCTGAACTCTTGCTGGAATAGGCGTCCGCCCAGTCCAGTCGAGTCAACGATGGTCGTTGCCGACGCACCATCTTCGTTGTAGAGCAGATGCCCTTCTCGTACCATGTTGACCACGGCTGAGATGCTCTGCTTGCCTCCGCGCTTGCGGATGCGGGTACCAGTCATATGCTGGCGGTCCGTAGTGTCGAGCGTGATGGCCCAGGTTGCGTCATGTGAAATACCAGGGTCAACGCCCTGGACGTACCGATGGTGGCGCTTCGGGCCTTGCTCTTCGACTTCGTTCCTAAATGCTGACTGCACCGACACTGACCAGAAGAATGAATCCCTGGCCTCGATGAAGTACCCGTCAATGTTCTGTGGGATCAGGTATGCAGCCTGCTGTCGAACAACGTCATCGAAGTTCTCTTGCGTTAGGCCATACCCAATGTTGGACCGAGTCGAGAGTCGGAAGGAGATGAACTTCTCATCCTTCTCTGGATTCTCTGGGTTACCTTTCTCCCAGAGGTCGGAGTAGTCGTTGATGCCTTCAGTTGGCGTACCGATGAAGTGGAGTGGTCCGCCAGTCGAAAGTCGTCGGAGGTTGAGTACCTCTTGGTAGATCATCAGCAGGTGGGGTTCGAACGCCGCCTCGTCAAACGAGATGCCGTTCATGTCCTTACCGAGGAGAGCCTTGGCTCGATCCTGTGTGGTTCGGAAGTGGATGTTCGCTCCGCCCACTACTGGGTTGAACTTGATCCACGGATACTCACCGCGATACTTCTTGGTGGTCTCGACGATCTTGCCGAGTTCCTTGATGATAGGACACCCACGTCCACCTTGGGCTGGGTGGGCACCGTTGAGGATCGTCTCGATCTCTCGGAAGACCAATTCTGCGGTCTCCTGTTGGATGCCTACATGGTACCACTCGTATGGTGCGTCTGTCCAACGCCGCGCTGATTCCATGTCTCCAGGGATTGGATTGGCTAGGCCCAACTTGTAGAGTGCGTGGTGGAAGCAGACCACAGCCATGGCAAGCGTCTTGCCTGCTCGGTTACCTGCTGACACCACCGTGGTGATGTACTTCGGTCGGTAGCCACTTTCGTCGCGCTCCGCACAGGCTTCCCACCAGGCTACCTGCCCTGGGTTTCCCTTGATGCCGAGCCATCTCTCTGCGAAGAACGCAATGTCGTTGCGCCCTCGTGCGAGGTCCGTGGCAATGTCTAGATTGACCTGCTTCAATCCTTCTTTTTCAGACGCTTGGACATAGCGGCTGCCTTCTGCTTGGCGTCCGCTTTGCTACTGGCACCCCAAGCCTGAAGGCTGAGGAGTAAGCGCGTTGGACGACCCTTCTCATCGCGCTCTGGTCCAGGATTCCCGCCCATTCGAGCAAGGAATGATGCACGTCGTGGATTGTCGCCCTTCTTGACTGGAGCCTTTAGCGTGCCACCAGTCTGGGCTTTGTACGAGGCGCGGCCCTTTTCGTTCAGTCCACCCTTAGGGTTCTGACCTTCTTTACGCTGCCAGGCTGCTGTCTTCGGCATTACTTCTTCTTCTGAACGCCGTACTCGGTTGAGTTCGGATCCAGCGCCTTCACGACGATCTGGAGGGCTGACGCAAGGCCAGCGCTAATGATCGTGCGGAAGTCTCCCCCGTTGATGTCCAGGAGCGGGATGCCCAAGCCAAGTGCGACCGAGATCGACACGGTGAGGAACGTCCGAACTGCATCGAGCAGCATCTCGTCAATCTTGCTGTTGTCTGTGATGTACTTGAACCATGCGCCAATCTTACCCATGATGGTCTTCTCCTTCTTGGCGGCCTCAGCCGCGTTTCCTGCCAGAGCCAGACCCTTTGCTCCGATTGATGCCCAATCCGCCTTTTCTAGGGCCTTTACGGCCAAATCTAGGTCGGATGGTGTCTTAGTACCAGATTCTACTTTTCGAGCCTCTACGGGCTTCCTAGGTGCCTCTACGGCGATTGTAGGAGCCACTGGCGCTGCCACTGGAACAACCACTGGGGTCGCCACTGGGACGGGGGCTGCTGCCTTCTTCGGGTAGGTGACGATAAGCAAGCACTTGTAATCAACGCCAGCCTTCTTCGCCTTGGACTTGCTGTTGGCGATTTGGCGCAACTGCGCCTCCGTCACTGGTACGCCGTACTTCTCAGCGGCGACCTTCTCGTCACGCGTTGGGCAGGTCCACTGCCAACCGTGGTCTTCGCACCAGCCTGCGGAAGTCATGTGGCCGTAGCCAGCCGTGATCTTGGCAGGCTGTTGCTTGCTCCACCACTTGTGCCAGCGGTCGTGCCACGCGCTGATCTTTACGCCTGCTGGGTAGCCGACTGGCTGCTGCACCCAGACCATCAACGCCGCGCCAGCCTTGGCAGCGGCGACTGCGTCGTCCCACGACTTCGCATAGCGAGCCTTGCCGCCTAGGTGAGCGATGACCTTGGCAGCCTCAGCCAAAGAGCCGCCATTGTCGGAGACACCCTGCACATCTTTGCGGCCAGTGACTTTCTTCATGGCTGCTACGCCCTGAGCCGCGCTGTAGTCTACCGTGTATCCTGAAGCCCAAGAGACTGCCGCAGCGCAGGACGACCAGGTGCAGTCATCGAGGATCTGTTTTGCGCCCTTCTGCTGGGCTTCTGCGTCAGAGTAGAGTTGCGACTTGACCCGATACTGCATTGGTTAATCCTTCCAGCGTAGTGGGCCAGTCACCAGCCAAACGACTGTGAGGCCCGTAAAGATCGCCGCCATCGTGCTCTGGGTCTGGCCCTCTGGGAGCACCACGACTGCAAAGAGAAGTCCGAGGATCGTCCAGGACCCACCGACTAGATCGTTAATGATGCGTGAAATCATTTCTTTCTCCCTGTGTTCGAGGCTGCGACAGCAGCCGCTGCTGCTTGGGCTACCTGGCCTACGATGATTGCCACCGCGACTGGTGCTGCCTTTTCCTTCTCCTCGACCGAGAGATCTTTTCCTAGATTGGTAATCGCTGCAACGGCCTCGCCGATGCTCTCTGAGATTGCTGCGACTGGATCAGGGGGCGGAGCCACTGGCGATGGGGGTGGCTCCGTTGGAGTTGGTGGCGCCTCTGTTGGCGTAGGTGGCGGCTCCGTCGGTGTTGGCGGAGGCTCTGTGGGTGCTGGCGTTACGCTTGGCTTAGGGCTTGGCGTAGGCTTCGGAGTTTCAGTCGGAGTAGGCGTTGGCTCTGGAGTCGGCTCTTCCGTAGGGCTAGGAGTCGGCTCTGGCGTTGGCGGTGGCGTCGGCTCGGGCGTCGGCTCGGGTGTAGGCTCTGGCGTCGGCTCAAGGCTAGGCTCCGCACTCTCGCTCGGCGATGGGGTCGGCTCCACTGGAGTTGGGTCCCACGGTCGATTCGGCAGACAGATCTGCGTCCAAGGATCGGGTTCGTCTGCCCACCAGAATGGACCCCATAGTTTCCATTCCCCCGTGTACGGATTCGTCCCCCCGCACCAGATCTCCTGTTGGTTCGCTTGGGCGAGCCTTGGAAGCGCGAGGCTTACGAGTAGAAGTAGACTTAAAGAAAGTGCGTACCGCAATCATTCCTCTTCCCCGACCTCTATGGCTTCGACCTGCTTTGCTTCTAGTACCTGGAACCTGGCGTCGCCTCCACCGAGAATCGCGGCGAGCGTAAGGGCGACTTCTCGGTCTGCGCCCTTCTCCTGACGTCGGTCGATCATTTCCTGCGCTCGCAAGCCCTCGGCTAGTGTTGGCGTCATGACGCCTTCCTGGACGGCAGTGTGGACGTAGTCGCGAACAAGGCTGGCGAGATCGCCAGTCACCTTGAGCGTGCTCTGCTGCTTCTTCATGACCCTGGTGGCTTCGATCCTGGCACGCTCGTGCGGATCAGTGAGGTGCTCACGCTTGTGCTTGCCAAGGGTGATTCGGCTGACGTAGTGCCCAGCATCCTTGAGCCATGCCGAGATGACCTTGTCTGGGATCTGGTCTTTCATCTTCTTGTTGATGGTGTCGACCAGAGGGCTGCGGCAGACGTGGCAGCCCGTGAGGACTGGTGCGAGATCAGTCATTGACCTGTAGGTTGGTAATGTTGTTTCTGCACGATCCACAAACTGCAACAAGTTCAGATCCTTCTAGGAAAATAAATCCGTACACGATTTCAAAATCAGTACATCCGCTTGTTTGGCATGAACCAGATACACTTAGCATATTATGACCTCACTCGGATAATAGACATGCTGGATAGGTTAGATGCAGCGTAAGTTCCGTTTCCGTTTGACTTATACATTGATGCTTTTACTGTGTACGATACTCCAGATGTAGCAGCAAACGTATGTGAGATTGGTGAAGTGATGTTAGACGGAGTTCCGTGTGACGCAGCAAGACCTGTATATGCTGCTGGCGCGGCAATTGTTCCGTTTACAATAATCTTTCCAATAAGTGCTACCGACGCTGCTGGTGCGGAACTTTGGTTCCAAAGAATGTTTGCCTGAACAAAAACATTTTCATCGTATGTTGGGGTAAACGTGAAGGTCATTCCAGCAATATCTGTGGGAGCAGTTGCAGTTGTCGATGAGATTGTTGTTGTTGTAGCGGTGGCGTTGGCGATTGTCGAAAATCCGCTATTTGTTAAAGCAACTGTACCAGTTGAGTCTGGGAGTGTAATCGTCCTGTCTGCGGTTGCGTCGGCAGCAGTTAGGTCAATCTCGTTTGCGTCGGATGTAGTACCCTCAAACCTAACAGTTTTTCCAGGGGGAAGGTATAAGCCAGATGAAATGACCGACGCACCTACTGCCCCGCCAGCAATAAAATCTAACTGGCTTGCATGGATAATGTCTCCGCCGACAGTAAGATCTAGCGCTACCTCAAGGTCATCGTCAGTTTTGAGTTGGCTTACTCCTGATCGGTAGAGGTTTGTGTCTCGTACCGCAGTTCCGCTACCAAACTCAATGCCACCATTCGCAGTAACTGCGTAACGATTTACCGCGTCTCCAACGACAGTAACGGTAAGTGGCGCAAGGCTTGTTGCCGCGTCAGTATAGATGCGGATTACCCCAGCACCAGTTACGTTCATCGTACCAGTAAGCGTATCCCCTGATGCAGAGAGTTTTCCATTAGCCGTGGACTGAGCGTCAGTGGCAGCGTTGTTTGCAATCCGTACCGCGTTTGCGGTGGGGACTGCGGTAGTTGAGGTGGAGGTAACGGAGTCAACTAGAGCAGATTTAGTCCAGAGGCTGCTGGAGGTCTTGTATTGGATGATGTCCCCATCAGACGGGCTTGCCGCAGAGACATCGTGGAGTTCGTCTAGTTCGTAGCCGTTCTGTACCTTGACAAGAATAGATCCGTTCATTGATTGAACGCGGACCACAACACCAAGGTATACTGCGTGGCTTGGCTCTGCTGGCGGGGTTACGAATACCAGCGAGCCAGGAGTATTCCCTAGCCAGACGGCTGCACCAGCGGTGGTTGCAGAGGTGTCGATGTTGGTGAGATACCCAGCCTCAATGACGTACCCAAATGCATCCGTTGCAATCGCTTCGGCGGTAATGCCAAGCGTCTTAGAAGAAGATGCCTCGGATGTTGCTGAGGCAAGAGAGATCAGCGCATTGTCGCCAGTCGCGCCAGACACATACACCGCAGAACCCTTCGGGATCGTGGTGCCAGTCGTGTTCTTGACGAAGAAGCGAACGACCTGCGCGTTGGTAGCGGCGGTGGCCCCAGTGATCGCGGCCTGGTCAATGCCGACAGTAATCGCTGTCGTGCCAGATGTGGTGATCGGCGAGGTACCAGCGATGGAGGTGACGTAGGTACCAGCCGTCTGGTAATTTGCATTAAGGCTGATGGTTGAGGTACCAGAGGCAGTGACCACATTGATTGGCGACGTGCCAGTAATTGTTGGTGAACCTGGGAATCCAAGAGCGGTGCCAGTAAGGGTAATGTCCCCAACCGTAAGGCTGGAGACCTGGATGTTTCCCGTGGTTGGGGTCTCGGTAATGACGAGGTTGCCATTGTCGAGTTGCTCTTTCCAGTCAATGAGGAACTCGTCGAAGAAGGCGTCTGGGAACGTGTGGGTAGACCCAGCAGCCCCAATAAAGTCATTATTTCGCCAGCGGGTGTTAATGGTTACGTTCGAGGTGAACTTAGCCATTAGCCGCCTTTCTGTCGATTCGCCCTTCGGCTCATCAACTGAAGATTCTTCTTCGAGTTGTTCTTGGGGTTGCCGTCCTTATGGTCGACTTCCTTGCCCTTGACCGCAGCCTTGCCATTCTTCTTTACCATCTTGGCGCGGGCTGAGTTACGGGAGGCACGGTTTTCAATTTGCTCGGGGGTACCGTGGTACTCGTCGTATTCCTTGCGGTAGTTACGGGGCATTACTTCTTCTTGCCCTTCTTGGCCGTCTTGGCAGAGTCCTTGAAGTCCTTGGCGCTTGGGGCGCCCTTGCTTCCAGCCTTGCGCATCTTCTCGCCAGATCCAGCGGCAATGCGCTTCTTCTTGGCGTTGATGTTGGCGTAGAGACCCTGCTTCTCGCCCTCTGCCTTCTTGGCAGCAGCCTTACCAGCCTTTGTGTATGGGAACTTCTTCCCTCCGACCATTGGCATTATCGCACCTTCTTCTTCAGAATTCCGCCTTCGCCGCCGCCGCCACCGATGCCACGGGAACCTTCTCCACGGGAGCCGCCGCGACCAACGCCGCCGCCGCCGCTTGGCTTGGTAGTCTTAGATGGGGCCTTTGGCGCCATCCCTGGGAAATTCAAGCGAAGTTCCAGCGCACGCACGCGAGTTCCAGCCTCGCCCATCTTTTCTAGTTTTGCAATATATCGTCGGTGCTGCTCTGCGTTGCTCATTTTTTCCCCTCGCGGGGTCTTGCCTAGACCTTCTGGATCATTGACTTTCTTCTTAGCCATGTTACTTTACTCCTACTGGCAGGGGTAGCACCTCTGCCACTACATTAGAGAGCGAGTCGGCTGACCGCTCAGATTCCGTATCCCACACATGGGAGAGCAACTCATACGCTGTGGAGCCCAGGGGCTTCTCCAGCGCTTCGACCAGCCGCTCTACGCCAGCCTGGTGGATATGGATCAATTCATGGGCAACCACCCGACGGATGTCCTCTGGCTTCTCTGCCCAGAGTTTTGGGGAGAAGCGGATGGTGGCGGTGTAGAGGTTGGTGCTGACCTCTACGTCAGCCCAGGCATCATCCGTACAGGGATCTGCCGAGATGTTTACTGTCCAGTGGCCGAGACCCATTAGGTCCTTACATTGGCCAACGTATTCTTGTACCTTCTTGCTGGCCATGGTGCCCCCGCTAAAACGGTCGAATTTTTATTGATGTGTAGACTCTTTACTAAACCAGCCTAGCGGCTGGATTGTACGAACTCTTCTTAAGTTAAGACCCTGGGCAGGAGGATGAGTTCGTGGCCCCCTCTGTGTCTCCCCCATTTAACCAGAAAAAAGGGGGTGTTTTGTCAAAAATAACATAAGGTATTTTTTCTTTGACTGAAAAGGGGCTTTTGTCAGGGGGAGGCCGCCTTTTCACAGGGGTGTTCAATGCGGGGTTGGGTGTTCCTCACTCTATTAGGGGATACCCCCAAAGTGCTACGGGGGGAGGGGACCTGAAGGAAATTCAGGTTTGGCACGATCTGTGCCACCCATTAGGACAGGTAGCCTTGTCCAGCCACGACAGGTAGGGTTGTCCTGTAGGACAGGGCGGGTTGTCGGGGGCGGAGAGGGGGCGTCACCCTTCTGGCACAGACTGTGTCACCCCTGACCTGACCGACCAGCCCTGAACCTGTAACAATCCATCAACGCACAGGCACATTTGCGCCACGCTGAGCGGTTCCCCCGCGTTCTGGGGTACAGCCCCACCGACTCGCTGAACGCGTCCCTCCGTTGCGCTGGGGTGCCAGTAAGCACGAGCCAAAACCGAACCCCACGCACGAATGCCGAACGCTGGCTGCTGCTGATTGTTACATTGTTAAGAAAACTTAACCGCACAGGGGCTTGATACCTGCTACCGTCGCCTCAGGGCGAGGTGTTCTCGCCCACAAACTGGAGGAACCGAAGATGGCAAAGATCGCACGAATGAACGAGATGCACGAAATCCTCGCCAAGCACCTGACCGTGGCGGTCGCCTTCAAGCACACAGAGAGCGGCGCATCCAGCCGCCTCGCGTGCCTTGAATGCGGCGACTTCTACCTCAAGAACCGTGACTGGGATCTGGAGGCATACGAGGTGAAGGCTGCTCAGGTTCTGGGCGGCATCTGGTCGGGCGACGATCAGTGCGTCCACTGCGACGAGGATCTCCTCGTGCTCGCCCACAAGGTGGTCGGGCTGAACACGCAGCCACACGACTGCTGGAGCGGTCAGGGCGAGTGCCGACCGTATGCGGTCGCGTTCACCCAACTTAGCAGCGGCGACTCCATCTACGCCTGCACGGACTGCGGCAAGGCAGCCATCCAGAAGGCAAACCCAGACCGCGAGGCATCCACGGGCGTCGCGATCACCTACGTCACCGCCGACGCCGTCCTTGGCGGGCTGCTGGAGGACGCGTCCTGCTACAAGTGCGGCAAGGATCTGGACGCACAGATCTGAGCCTCGTTCGGAACTGGGGGCGGGCTTCGGCTCGCCCCCTTTTTTGTTGAGAAAAATTTGTGATAGTTAATAAAGTGATAGAAACCTTATGATAGGATTTGTTACATTGTTACATTAGAACAGATGTTCTGTTTGCCAATTAGAACAGATGTTCTATTTCCGAAGTTAGCACTCTCGCCCTCCGACTGCTAACTGGCACAACCTGTGCCACCACCCCCCTGTTGCGTCAGGCGCAACACCCCCTTGACTTTGGCAAAACCCCGCAGCGTGGCTCCTAGGTGCCTCTACGGTCAAACGCCCCAAAAGGGTGTCTGTACCCTACCCCTGACCCAAACGCCTCTCTCCGTGGCTCCTAGACCCCTGTTATTTTCGCCGCATTGGCACCTACC